TCTGCACTTCCGTCTGCGCTACATCAGGCGTGTCGGAAGCCTCGCCCTGCAGCCGGATGAGCTCCTTGAACTCGGTGTCTTCCAGCCGATCGCGCAACGCCATCAGGTTTGTCTGACGCAGCAAGGCCGGGTTCGTCCGCAACTTGTAGTAGGCATCCCAATCGGTTTCGATCTTGCCGCCACCACGCAACCCGTCAGCGTAGTTGCGCACAGAGCCCAACTTGTCGCCCGGAATCGCAGAGCGCAACGAGGCAGGGAGCGCAGCAAGGTTGCCGCCGTTCGCTTCCAACCGCCCGTAAACCGCAGCCATGACCTCTTGCTCGCGCCGCTCACGGTCGCGCAACATGGACCCCAACTGCGCCAGCGCCTCACTGGTTGCGTCGTCGCGCACCCGCACGTTGTCACCGGCAATCTCGCGCACCTTCTGGCGCACCTCGGTCTCGCTCGGGATGCGACCCCCGAACGACCCAATCACATCGTCCGCAATACGCGCAGACGCCCGCAGGTCGGTCTCGGTCGCCACCTTTCCTTCGAGCTCCACGAGTCTCGGAGCCTTGATAGTCGATCGGTTGCGGTCAATGTACTGCGCGGCAAACTCTACATCCCCAGCATCGAGCGCCGAATTGACCACCGCCGAATGCACCTGATCTACGTTGTCCATCTGCACCGCCATCAGCGCATCCCCGGTGATGCCGTTGCGGTCAGCCCAGAGCGCCGTGTTCGCCACGATGCGCCCGATGCTGTCGTTCACCTTCGCCTGGTCGCGCCAGTTGAGCGCCGCCACATTGGTCTCGGTATCAATCGTTCCCTTGTAGACGTTATCCCGGTACTGATCGGTCTCGCGCAGGACATGCCGCATCAGCGAATCACCGAACTCAGCCTTCGCCATTCCAGCGCGACGCCGGAACAGGTCCTGCTGGCGGGTGCTCGGCAGGTCTTTCGCAACCTGCTCGATTGCCTTGTCGAAGTCGCCCGAGTACCGCGTCATGAAATCAGGCGCAACCGCATCAGCAGCCTTCTTCGATGCAAACCCCGTCTCCGGGTTCATCATCAGGTCGGTCTGCCGGTCTCGCAGTTGGTTGAACGCATCCTCTACCCGCAACTGGTCAAGGTCTGCCGACAACTGCCCGAACGCTGTAGCACCACGCGCCACGGCCTCGGCAGTCTCCGCAGCCTGAGTCCCCACAGCAGCGAGCCCACGCGCACTCGGCGTAGCGATGCGCGGGACAACCTGCTGACGGTAGAACTCGAGCTTCGCCATTATCTCGGCCCCGAGTATCGACCGCTTGTGGTGGTCATCGTGGTCGGGACGCGCCGTCCCGTCACGGTCACGCCGGTCAACTGCGACGACCTCGGGGATCGGGAGGGCAGCGTACCGCCAGCACCGGCATACCCACCAAGCGCGGCAGAACCAGCCTGCAGGATGCCCTGCGTCCACGACGGGCGAGAGGCACGGGTGATGCGAGCCTCGGTCAGAAGGCCAGCAGCCTGCGTCTCACCCTGATACGCCAGAGACAGAGCGTCCAACTCCGCAGCCGTCGCCGCCTGCTTGTACACATCGCCGAAGGTCACCGAGTCAAGAAGGCCAGCCTGCGCACCCGCCGCCCGAAGTTCGCCGAACTGCCGCCGCGTTTCGCGCCCGAGCGCCTCAGTCTCAAGCCCAGCCTGCCGCCGAGCAACACCGGCCTCGACCTCGAGCGCACGAGCCTGCGCAGCGCCGACCGCCCGCTGCTGGCCGGTTGCCATCAGAGACGACCCCGCCGATGCTGCAGCAGCAATTGCGGCTATGGTAATCGGGTCTGCCATCAGAGAACCCTCGCGTACATGTCCATATCCTGACCTCGCTGGAAGGCTCGCATCCGGCCCTCACGCTCGAACCCGAGCATTCTCGCCCATCGGTGACCGGGCATAAAGTCCGGCACCACATACGCCTCGACGCGCTCGATCCCGCAGCCGTCGAAGAACTCAGCAACCGCACGGTGGATGCTTATCATGCACCGCCCGGAGTCCGCAGAGAGCAGCGCCCACGCAGACGCCCGCCCCTCCCAGAGGTTTACCAGTCCCGCACAGCACACAATCCGACCGCCCTCCCGCGCCGTGTAGCAGGAACCCGCCTCGGATAGCTCCTGCCCATAGCCCGGTCGCCCCACGAACGCCGACAGGAACTCCTGCGACGGCTGCAGGCTCAACTCCCGAAGGTCAGCCGGGACAAATGGCAGCACCTCGAAGGTCATCCCTGCGTCTCCAACTCAGGGTACAACGCGATGACGGTCATCGGCAGCGGCTGGTCAGCCACCACCCAGATGCGCCCGTCCGTCTCATACCCACCGGGAAAGGCAAACACGTCAGTATCGCCCGTCAACGGGGGCGGTACCTCGTCCATGAAGTCGGTGTTCGTGCGGTACTGGATGAGGTCGAGGTTGTTCGGCCCCGGACCCACCTTGCCGCCAAGGGTCGCGTACAGCCGCAACCCGCACTTGTGGATGCGCTTAATCTTGGCCTGCGCCGTGCCGATCGCTGCACCCGCCTCGATGCGCTGCGTCGCAAGCGTCGAAGTGTACGGATAGCCGATCGTCGCCCGCGAGGTCGGGAACGGCATCGTCACCGCACCGTCCGTCACCACAAGGTCCTTGACCTCCTGCCCGTCCGCAAGCGCCGAGACCGTCTCGCCCTCGAGGTGCCACAGGCCGCGCAGAGTCGTCGCCGTCAGTCGCCACTCATCGAACGGGACATCATCGTTCGGGAACGCCGAGACGATGGTCACAAGCGCAGACTCCTGGTCGATGACGGTCGTGATCTCCGCACGCGCCGAGCGCCAGAGCTGGTTCTCCTCGTCGTAGTACCGATGCACGATTTCGCGCCCGACATCCCCAGCAACGAATACAGGGTCGTTGATGGTGATGAACTCGCCGCTTTCAGACACGATGAACTCGTCCGCTTCGCTCGCAATCTCAAGGCTTGAGGTCACCGTCGCCAGTACGTCGGTCGAACCGGCAGTCTGGTAGCCATCCGCAAGGAACAGGTCGGCAGGCACCGGAGCGTTGAACTCAAGCGAGGCATCGAGGTACCCGGCACCTTGGATGTCATCGCCCTCCTCGAGCGACTGCCCAATGTACTCGATAAACCGCTGCGTCCGGTTCACATCGTCCTCAGTCGTCAACTGGTCCTCGCCCTCGGTCAGCAAACCGCCACCGGCCTCGAGCGCCAACTCATACGGGAAGTCGCCTTGGATGGTGCGCGAGACCACCAGCCACACATCGTCCAAGTCCCCGTTCGGACTCGGGATGATCTGCACCGCTTCGACCTTCGCGTCGTTCCCCGCGATAGGATGCTGGTGCCAGCCATAGATGTTCTGCTCGCGGTCGTAGGTCAGCCCGATAAGCTGCCCGTTCCCCAGGACGCACCAGATGATGTCATCCGGCTCCTTCTGGTACTCCATGTCCACGATGCCGGAGCGCGTGATCTCGGGGTAGAGCACGTTCATGTCCCGAGGTACGAACGCATCGACCTGCAGGTCAAACCGCAGCTCCATGATGCGCCGCCCACCCACGCGGGCGAAGATGACCGCATCCTCAACCAGCGTCGGCTCGAGCTCCATCGACCCCTCGGCACTCTGCAGGTCGAACTTCACGTTCTCCGGGCCGAGCGGCGCAGTCGTCACGTTTTCGCGAATAGCGATTTCAGCCCCAGCAGTCCCAACGATTAGCGCGTTACCTGGGCGCAACCACCGCACCTTGTCCACATTGCCGACCGCCAGAGTCAGGTTCAGCGCGTTGTCGGCAAGAATCTCGCCCATCGTATCGACAGCATGGGAGGAGTAGTCCCCAGCGACCGAGGCATACACATCCTGCCCACCGCCCCACCACAGCCGGTCGCGCCAGAACGCCGTCTTGTAGGGGTAGGCCGCGCCCATGCCCAGACCCCACGCGCCCACACGGTACGAACAGGAGGCCGTTGAGAGCAGCTCAGTCGGGGCCACGCCGGGACCCACCACATCAGCCACCACCACCGTCGTGCTCGTGACCGAGGTGATCTTGAGGATGACATACCCCGGATGGAGGAACTTCCACAGCACACCCGTGTTGCCGTCGTAGTCCTGCCCCTCCTCGTGGATGGGCCGGATCGCGCCGGTCGTGGCGCTGTTCATCGCCTCATAGAACTTGCCCGAGGACTTGCGGATGTCGCCGACCGAGATGGCCTTCGCCGGTTCCCACTGCGTCGTCGTGATGTTGACCGGCTGCAACCGCAGGAGCATCCCCACGGAGTCGTTGTCGAAGATGGCAAGGGCAGAGGTCACCGTGACACTGCCGGTCGTCGCAGTCAGCGAGAAGTTCACTTTCGCATCCGGCTCACGCTGGAACGGGCCATCGGTCGGCGCATAGTCCGCAAAGGCCCAGCTCGTGTTCCCGCTGCGCGTCAAGGTCTGCGGCTCATACCCCTCGCACCCGACATAGAGCACATCGCCAGACTGCGCAATGGACAGCGCCGAAGTGTTCTCAGCGGTGAACAGGTCCTCAATCGCATATGGGCTCGGGATCGTGTAGACCCGCGCCACATCGCCATTGCCACCGTAGGCCGTGTACCCGGTCGTATCAACCACCCCACCGTCGATGTCGTAGAGCTCGAAGGTCTTCGCACCGGCATTGACGTTCGTGACCTTCACATACCGTCCATTGACCTGCGACATCCCGGCAACTTCGGATATGTACATCCAGTCGCCGTTCGACGGGTCTGCACCCACATAGGTCAGCACACCCGGACTCGCCTGCGAGATGTTCGAGATGTCGAGCGGGTCCTCGAGCACCACCCCTCGGTCGGTGTACAGACGGCAGTAGTAATCACCGAACTCGATGACATACGCCTGGTCGAAGGCAAATTCGAACCGCTGCAACCATACCCGCTTGTCAGGGTACCGCGCCTGCAGGACGTACTTCGTGCCGGGACACCGCTTCGCCGGACCCTGCGCGGTCGGGATGAACCGCCGCATACGGAAGGTCGAGGATGCGTACTTGTCGAAGTCGGTGCGACCGCTCATCAGCGACCCGACCTCGCCACCGTTGAAGTTGACGATCGCTGGGTTGACGTTTGGCATCAGAGCCTCACGGACAGCCAAGTCGTGTCGGCAATCGACTCCGGTGGGTTTTCAATGGCGTTTGCTCGGACCGCCTCCGTCAGGCACAGGCGATAGTCGCGCAGCGCCGCGTTCTTTTTAGCGTCAGATTGTGTCAAAGCCTCTGCTACGTTGTACGCCAGCAGAGCCGAAAACGCCTCGTCAAACGACGAGTCGAACTGGGTCGGGTCAGTCACCCGCGACAGATACCGCAG